TGGTATTTAAATTCACCAGCTTATATTAGTTATTATGAAGTACCTTCAGGTAATTGTTCATCACCTGGATGTACAGCAAGTAATGGATTTTGTATAAATTGTGATACAAGTTCGGTTAAAGGTGTAAATTTTAATGATAGATTTGGTTTAGTTATGAGAAGTGACAGATTACCAACATCAACAAAATTAGAATCTAAAGGACCATTTAAATCTGGATATGATGGTGATCCATACACTAAATTTGTACTACATGAGAACAACTCATTTATATATTATAAAATACCAGATGACGGTCTTTGTGACACGATATTCCAATACGAACTACAAAGTGACGACCCAAGTGGTAATTTAAGTGACTCAGACATACCAGAGTCTTTAGCTTCTAGTTTAACCTGTGAGGGAATGACAGAATTATCTTGTTATGAGGGATATGGTACCGGATTTACAGTTAATGAAACTTGTGCTGAGGAGGATAAAGTCATAAATGGGTGTTACTATCTTTTGAATCAACCATATGTGTCTAGTATTGGTAGTGATATTACGTTATTTTTAGAGTGGAAAGCCAGATTTAGAATTATGTACGCAGCTTGTAGAGGTGTGTTTTCACACATGTTTCAGAATAACTGGGTAAACGGTACGTTATATATGCCAACATTTAATAAGTTAACTTTATACGATGAATTTGGTCAGTTTACTGAATATAATTATTGTGATGAATTAATAACATATAATACAGCTAGTAATAGTTTCTTTTATAGGTCAAGTCCATATAATGGTACCTCATTTATTGGGTCACAAAATACCAGTCCATCCGATACATCTGTAAACAATAGACAAATAAAATCACCAACCACACTAATGGATTTAGGTAAAAGAGACGCTTTTATTTCTTTCATATGCTCAAATTCCGAATTTAGTGGTGAATATCTTTCTGACACATTAACCAGTTCATCTTATAATGATAGTTCATTAGTTTTACAGTTAGGAATCGTATCTAGATTAGTAAATTCGACATGGTTAAATCAATTATTTAATACCAACGACGCGTCAGTACAACAGTATTTCTCAAGAACTGGGTCTAGAATTGATGGTGATATAGCACAAGCTATGTCAATAAATTCTGAATACCAAATTAATCCATTTGTTGGGTCTAATTACCCAGATCAATTTATTTGGGTTGGTGCTGATGGGTCAAATAAACCAGTTTTTGGTGTTTTTTATAATACTAGTGAACAACAATATAAGAATAGAAGAGCTTTATCTCCAGGATACAAAATTTATAATTTTTCACCATTATTACAAGATTTAGTACCATATACTAGTACACAAGAAGTACCTTTGTATCGATGGATATTAAAGGATAATAACACAATTTTTGGTAATGAATTTAATACTTGGGATACGTCTTGGGTCTCGGGGACAAGTAGACTACCTTCACGAAAATATCAATCACTAGACACGGATAGTAACGTGTCACCAACAAACTATTTCCAAACATCAACTATGACATCGGTTCCACCAAATGTTAAATATGGATTTATAACAAATATTGATTCATCAGGAAACCCGGTGATAAATGGTACCTTCTTACAAGACAGGTTTATAGTTGGAGCACCATATCATTTCTATTTTGGTTTAAAAAACGGTAAAACAGCTGTAAATAGATTTATAAAATTGTATGTAAATATTAATGATTAAAATGGGTATAGAAACAACAACAAATATAATACTCGGTAGTCTTAAATACTCAACATCACCAAACGTTAATGATGAAATTGATATTTCACTAACACAAAACACTAAAGAAATTGTTGATTTTGACCGTATTGTGGATTTAAGTCTAGAAACTGTTTATAATAATGAAAGACAAGAGTCTACAGTATTTAGGCCATCAACCAAGTTTACCGTCATTTTTAAAAATGAATTTAGTGGTAGTACGATTTATACCCCATATAAGAACAACTTATACTATACAAACCCAATTATTAACGCGTCATCACAACTACTATCATCAAGCCCAAATACTGTTCCATGGGAGGGACATCCACAGTACCAAGAATTTGATTTTATTAGAACCGATAATAATGTTGTAGGATACACAACACCACCGAATAATCATGTAAATTTTTTAAATAAAAGTGCCACAACATATAATTGGACACACTATATGAGTTATCCATTTAAAAATGATTATACAAAACAAATGTACGCTGTTGATTATGATACCGTAACATCCTGGTCTTGGGTGGTTAGTGATGGAATACCATACTTAATAACGTTAGGTAGTGATTTTAATGGAAGATACATAAGATTTAGATCTCCAGTAAAACACGGGTTAAATGTTGGTGAGTATGTTAAATTACCAATAACATATAACGGTGAATCAGTATTTAAAGTAACCAAATTGGGTGATTTTGGGTATGGTAGTGATGAATACATTTTTAATATTAAAAATGTTGGGTTTACAGGGTTAACCCTCTCAACTAACAATACTGGCACGTTTAAAAGAGTTATTAGTAAAACAAATCAAAATGAAACAACATCAAAATATTACGTTAGAGTTCACAAGATTATAACTAATAGTAACGAATCGGTTTTGGTTAAATCTGGATTTGAACAAAACATATTTAAAAATACAATCAAAGATGAAATAGCTACCTTAACCCCAAATAACAAACAAAGAAGCTCAATTAAAGAAGGTTCCCAATCATACACATTATCATTCAATGTTGATATAGACATAAACCCACTTAGGGATAACCAAAACAGACCAATTAGTAAGTTATATTTTACAACAATATGGAAAGGATTTTTTGGTTGGACAAGAAAATTAAAACAAGGCTGGGATTTTAACATACCTTTGGTTAATAACCAACCAAGTTCTTGGTGGGACGAATTCAATACCTTATCCAACACCATAATACCTGAAAACACATATACTTCAGAAACCATACCGTCACAAGGACCATTTTTTTATAATAAAGATTTGATTTCTGGTAATACACTTGACGGAGATTTTTGTGAGTGGAATGATTTCCAACAAATAGAAAGATTAATATCTAGATATTGTCATAAAATAAAATTTAATAATAATTGGTTTTATTTAACAAATGACAACCCCCAGACAAATCAATTCGGATATTATTATTACCCACACAACCCAATAGTTATTAGAGAATTTTCGGACTACATTGAAGAAAGTCAGGTCCAAAATATTGTTGGATTACCGGATTATAGTTTTTACTCAAATCTATCCAATGGATTTAGATGGAGGGATTTATACCCGTACGGGTTCATTGATCAAAATAATATTGGTGTTAATTACCCATTCACAAATGGAAAACATTATCCATTTGTTAATACCATTTTTAGAATAATACCGGAAGGAACAAATGTTAAAAACATAAACGAAATTCAAGACCCACTAATAGATGATTGTGAATAAGTATAAAATTTTAAAAGATGATATTGATAATCAAATAAACATACCAATTGAAATGAATTGGGACTTTATTGGTCGAGATCAAAGTGTTGAAGAATATGAAACCGAAATGGTTAAAGAAGTTATTGGAATAGCTAAAGACTTTGAGACCGTTAGATTTAGTCATGATGAGTGGACATTAAGTATATCTACCCCCATTTTCACTATTAATAAAAAAGCCACACAAATATACCACAATTTTAATTTTTATAAGGATTTACAACCAATAACAGCTACAACGGTAACCTCATCTGACTGGGGTCCTAGTTACATTTATGAGGATTTTAGTCCACAAGAAATATATTATTTTAAAAAACCATTCACTAAGTCATTTTTTAAATTGGATTTATACGACACTAATGATGAAAAAAATCAGAAAATATATTTAACCATAATAATTCCGGTACAACAAGGGTTAACTGAGTCCGTATCTATAAATCCAATACAACCAAACGTGGATATAAAAAAACCACAATTTGTTTTAGACTATTTAGGTGATAAGGAGGGATTTTTTATTTATTGGTTGAGAGATAGATCCTACATTAATATTGATGAGTTTTATATGTCAGCTAAATTTTTTGACGCTAAACGTGGGGTATTTGTTAGAATGACTAATAAACCACAAAGTATAATTACACCAAATAAATTTAATTTTGATAATGGACAATATTTCTATTATAAGGTTAAATTAGATTATAATGAAAAAACTTACCGAGTTTTTAGAACCGATAATAACACTAGATGTGGAATATTGATAAACCAAATTAATTGGTATGAATACGTAAACCCGTAATATGGAAGAACAAAAGTATTATTTTAAAATTTCACCTGAAAATATAAAAGGTGATTTAATTACGGTAACATATACTGGTGATGGTGAAACGTTTTATACTATTGACCCATGTTGTTTATTTACAGCTTCGACAACTGAATATTTAACTGGAACTACAGGTGTTTATACTGGTATGACTCACATATTAAGTGGGGGTACCGGAGGTACGTCATTATTAACCGGATTGACCATACCAATAATGTTTACTCAAACAGCTATAGATATTGGATATTATTCCACTTTTGATGGAGCTATTTTACAAAAAGATGTTATTCAGAATTTTTTATTTTCTGGATCTACAATGTCCCCGACAACATATTCTTTGTATAATACATCAGATCTGGAATTTAAAAAGTTTTTAGAATTGGTTACATATGTTGTAGATTGGGGAGATGGTACATCACAACCAATTAGTGGGACAACACCAGTTACACATGTTTATCCATTAACAAATGATACATTTACGATTGTTATGACTGCTACATCACCTTGGGGGATATCAACAGTGTCAAAAACAGTTACAGTACCATTTACTAACGTTATACCATTTAATCCACAAGGGACCGCTATATTCACCCCCAATAACGGCAATTGGTCCGGAACACCAATAAGTTATGATTATATATTTACCGGAGACTCAAACACAGATATTAATGATTTTGTTAGTAGTAATTACATATCAGTACCATTTCTTGTTACTGGATATACAGAATCAACAGTTAATGATCTAATACAATATGGTCCAAAGTATAACCTATATGGTGGTAAATTTAAACTGGGAATTCCAGTAACTGGAACATCAGGTAATGTTGGGATATATTGGGGACCGGACCCAACTGGATCATATACCGCGTATACGATAAATGATATTGATTATTATGATTATGAAGATGGTACAACTTTATATATCACACAATCATCCGGACTGACATTAAATGATATGATATTGTCAGCTATAACAAAGAATGAAAGTTATTTAAATATTATTGACCAACCAGAGGTACAAACAAATGTATATGTTGATAGGGGTAAGCTAACCGCTCTCGAATATATTGAAAGACTGGGTGAGGTGGATAATTTAGGTGACTTAGTTAAATACGGTTATGGGTTTTTCAAAGTTAAAAATGACTATAATTAGTATTTATAAATAAACTAAAATTAAAACAAATTAATTGTGGCAACAGGTAATTACGGAACAATAAGAAGTGCGGATGTTAGTCCAGACGACGTTGAGATTATATTAAATTATACTCCTAGTAGAGATGATACTGACAACTTCATATTACAAAAATTGGACGCTAGTACCATTTTGAGACCATATTTTCATAATAATTTAACAGGTGGAAACACTAATGTTGAAATATTGGGTGGATTATATAATCTAAAATTACCAGCTGATGTATTTAATAGACTTGGTATTTACACATTATATATTAGACCAGCGGAAATTAGAACGGTAATAACTGATTGTGGAATATTATCATCCTTACCAAATGTGAAGGGGTTGGTTATAGATTTAAATAATGTACCAACACAATATAGAAATAAATTTATTAACCAAGGTTTAGTTGGTTTTAGAGTTGAGTATTTAAATTCTGATGGAACAAAAATCCCCAATTTTTTTAGAATAATAACATCATCTTTTTATTGTGAACCAGTTTATCAAAATTTAACAAATACATCACAAAAATCTATTAGATATCGATACGTTGAGGGGACCACAAATTTAGTATTTTGTACTTTATCACCATCATCATCACCAACGAATAAACCTAACGCTACACCATTTATTGGTCAACCGGATCAGAATATTATAATAACAAATACATTTTTTAATCCAATAACAACAGAAATTGAAATAGTTGAACATGATATATCAACATTAGCTATCGCTATGTTTGGAAATCAAACAAAATCTATTGACGATGGGATTTACACAATGTACGATAAAAATAACAATATTTACAAACAATATAACCTTTATGAAATTAGAGATCAATTTAATGACCTACTTTATGAGGTTAGACAGGATAGAGGAAGTAATATTGATTTTAGTAAAAGTTTTTCTAACATAATCGCGTAATGGCTATAAAAAAATATACTTGTCCACCACAATTACCAAGCGGGGAAGGTTCTTTTTCGGACAACTTGGTTGGATTTCAGTTAGTAGCTGGAGGTGGTTTTACACAAGCTAATTTTGAATTTACCACCGCGTTAAGTGAGAAAAAAAATAGAACGTTTACAATAGGAACGTTCTCAGACCCAATATCTTTAGACTCCATGAATATTGATAGTATTGAGGAGTCTAGAACCATATTAGCTAAAAATTTTAGAGTTTATCCGAATTTTGATTTATCACAAGTTAGTAACTTCACATTATATGGGTCACTAAGTAAACGGATGTCAGTTTCGATAACAAAGATAATAAATTATTTTCCGGCAGCTTTACAAGTATATAGTCAACAACCAAATTTTGGTACATATTACAGTGCTTTTAATATTGTTTATGACCAAGTTGAAAACGAAACAACTTTTGATATTAATTTAGATAATGTATATAATACATTTGATATTGATTATACAACAAACGCGGATAGAAATTTTGAGTTAAAGGAAATAGAAGTATCACCACTTAGGAACTTCACAAAAAATTACCTAAAATATTCACTATTTTTTTATGATAATGAATACCCAATAGTTTATTACTCACCAATTGATCCATCAGTTGACACAAAACTAACTGTTGTTGTTATTGGAAATCCTTTTTCTGGTAATACAACAATTACAGACCCATACAATTTAAGACCAAATAAGTTAACCACAAATAAATCATTTAACGAAGATTTTGATGAGGTTGAAAAATTCTTACTAAACAGAATGGTTGTACCAGAGTATACCGCGACATTCATATTACCTAAAGAGAACGATGACGGGTCTTTTAGTATAACAAATCAAATTTTAACCTTCCCCAAAGAAGGTCCATGGAATTTAGATATCAAAACTAGAAAGTTTGATGAATATTTAAGTAAATTAAATGAGTATACAAACTTATTGGATGAATATAGAACAAACTTAATATCTAGATTTTTAACTACTGGAGCTTTAAAGGAATTTGACACACCGGATCAAAAATTTGAAAAATTATTACAGATATACGGTAGAAGTTTTGACGAAACAAAAATGTTTATATCAGCTTTATCGAACATGAATTCAGTTAATTACAATATTGGGAACGACATTCCATCACAATTGTTAAAAAATTTAGCACAAACATTGGGATGGAAAACAAATATATCCCCAATAAGTAATGATGAACTTCTAAACTCAGTATTTAACACTGGGTCAAATGAATTTACTGGTTGGTCAAGAGGTATGACACCGGATGAACTTAATTATCAATATTATAGAAATTTAATTTTAAATTCAGCTTATTTATTTAAATCTAAAGGAACTAGAAAATCAATTGAAATCTTACTAAGATTGGTTGGAGCTCCAGAAGCTTTGGTCGAATTTAACGAACACGTTTACTTAGCTGATCAAAAAATTGACATGGATGAATTTGGTGTACAGTACGCTAAAATTTCCGGAGGGACTTATGTCCAGGAATTACCAGTATTAGACACCACAGATATATTCTCAATCATGGGAGTTAAATATACTGGATTCACAACATCATTGATTAGTTCAGACGTACAGACAACCATTTTAGATTACCCAATTAATGAGAACGGTTATCCAACAAACCCACAGTTTTCCGAAAATTTCTTTTTCCAAAAAGGTGGAGGTTGGTA